TCAGAAAATCTAGCTAATTGATAACGATAAACAAGAGAGTCAAACATATACCCTTTAAGATGCTTTTTATGTTCGTCTTTATTCTTATAATAATCTATAAGATCATTTATATCTATATTATCTTTGCTAAATTCTTTCATTTTAAAATTCTCCTTCATAATCTGTTTCCATTTATGCGGGCGGGGTACAAGATTTAGTATTTTTATTTAACAATTTTTACTAGATATTGTGGTCTCCCGCAGTTTCTCTATACTAATTCCTTTAAAAGTACATACAACTTTATTATTTGGAAATTCTTTTTGTACCATCTGAAGCATATGATATGTTTCATCTATATCAAATTTATCTAAATCTACAGTTATAAGAATTACATCATTTTCTTTTAAATCTAATTTTGATGCAATTATACCGGGTTGTATTTCAAATTCGTGATTCATAATATTTTACCTCACCAACACTAGCTTTTCTGCTGCACGAGTGCAAGCTGTATAGAGCCATCGGCTGTGTTCTTCTTTTTCAAATGGGAATCCTTCTTCTATGACTAGGACTTTTCCCCATTCTGATCCCTGGGCCTTATGACAAGTTATTGCATACCCAAAAACGAATTCCAGAGGCACTAAATGCTGAGTCCTAGGGCTCTTACTCAAGCGATAAGACAATCTATTATCCATACATTTATCACCTGTCATAATCATATGAGTATCCATTTCAAGTCCTTTAAACTCATCTCCGGTATCAGTCACAAAATCTGTCTGTGTGACATCTATTGTTTTACCAGATACCCATCTAGGCAAGAAAAATTGAGTTTGAAAATTATTCTTCAAATACCCAATAGTACCATTAATTAAGTCATTCTCATCTTCTGACCATAAACCCCAGTAGTTGCGGAGGCAGATTAATTTTTCTCCTTCTTGCGGGAGGTCGTTACTATTAATGCCATTTAGATTTCTAACTTGCTGATTAAGACTTAATCTTGTTTTGTTAGTAGCACAAAGTATTTGATCTGCCCATTGTAACATTCCAGTATTTAATTCATCAGAATCTAATATTTGAATTTCTTTACCAATAAAATTCTTAATTGGCTCTTGATTTCTAATTTTCATCGTAAGCTGGATAATCTCTGATTCAGCCGCCTGCCGCATAATCTCATCTAGGAATATATGTGGATGGTCTAAAAGATGATTATCTTCTTTTGGATCAATAGGCGGAAGCTGGTATGGATCTCCTAAACAAATTACATAGCATCCAAAAGAAAAGAGTAAGTTCATCAAAGTCTTAGGTGCCATTGAGACTTCATCTACAACTACTACATGATAGTCTAGATCAGTTTTTGGTTTTCTGAAAAAAGTTCCATCTGGTCTAGGAAAACTATCATATAATAATTTATGAAGTGTTAATGTATTTTTATTGCCTTTACTTGCTAATACTTGAGTAGCTTTCCCGGTAAAAGCAGCAAAACATACATCTGTATCTGGATCAATTCCTAATTGTCCCAGTGCAGAAATTATGAATCTGACTAATGTCGACTTACCAGTACCTGCGTAGCCACTAATCACGGTATATTTTTCTTTATCTCGGTATCGCTGAATTGCAATATCTAATCCTTGCTGTTGTTTACTTGTTAATTCCATTTTTATAACCTTTCAATTTTTCTTTTCTATATATATTATAACATAATTTTTTTTATTTGTCAAGTAATAGCAGTAAGGCAGCTAAATAGCTGCCTTAACAAGTTATATTTGGCTGACCTAAAGTGCAGAAACAAATTCCATCGCCTCCATTTGAAGGATGGTTAGGACAGTTCCTACACGCGGGCGGTATTGATGAATAACTATTTTCTTTATTTAATAAAAGATCTATAATAGTTTTTTGATTTTCTATTATTTTATCTATTTTTTCTTCAGAATACATAAGCGCATCTCCCTATAATATTATAATCTTCTAAAAATATTTGAGGATAACGATTGCCTGCCCATTCGTTAATATTACATTTTCCTACAATATCTATTTCAACAACACCATTTTCTGAATATAAAGTATTAAATTCCTCGTCTGACATTCTGAATTTTATAATGCTTATATTATTAGGCAAAGAAATTTTAACTGTATTACTTTTCATCATTGTAAGATTATCTTTAGTAACTTGAATTCCAGTTATTGCAATAAGAGATTCATCCACATCTTTGCCCCAAAATTCATCCATCTCACCTATATCTATAATAGCTTGTGGATCAGCTTCATTAGCTCTCCATATATAATCTACATGATATGTAGCTTCATTCGGCATATTATATAAAATAGCATCTGTACTTTCAAGAAAACTATTTATTTTATTTGCGGGAAGTCCTAAACCAAATGCTCCCTGGTGTCCAGCTACGAATGTCGTAACACCGGTTCCCGCACATATATCTTTAAATTCTGTTACTCCTACCTTGTCACAACCACGAGCACTCCCAGAATATACAATATCTGTTTTAACTTCTTTACTAATAGATATATAACCCGGATCATCTAATGGCGTTACAGAAGGCGTCGCAATACTTTTTACTTCAATAGGTACTTCTGTTTTAGTTAACATACAACAAGGACGTTGATATTTAGCCATAATCTTATTTGCAATCAATCCCGCAATATTTCTATCAACTTCTCCCGGTTCAAGCAAGAACAAAAGCACTTTATGATCTAACATATGATTTTCTTCAATTCTACTTGTGACTAAATCAATCCCAGCTTCTTCAGCTCTTGTTTGACGATTTTTAACATTAGTACAAGTTCGGATAGCTTGAGTTACTAATCGCTCCGTCTCGCCAACTTTATGACCTCTCTTATTAGAAGGAATTTCTTTAAATGCTTTAAATTTAAGCATTGAATTAAAAATTAACTCTTTTTCATCTAAAGTTCCTGATCTTGTTATTGCATTTACAAGAGGTACAATATAGAAAGTAGCTCCCCATGCGGTAGGTGCATCACCTAATTTAAATTTATTTTTTTCCCACATATTAAACATAAATGGATTATGAATATTTTTAGGATCTAGTCCTTTTGTAATTAATCTACGTGTTTCAAATGAATGTAGACTCATCATATCTCCATCTAATCCTAAAGCTACTAAATCAAGATACCAATCTGCATAATCAGTATTTTTAATTTTATCTATATATCTGCAAAACTGCCAAACAACTCCCGCACCTGATAAAAATTTGTTTGGATAAGTTGGAGATTGACTATTGATTAAGAATAGATGTGGATGACTTAATGTTCTCCAAAAATCTTGTTCTTCTACCTCATGGTGATCTAATATTAACACATCAATTCCATGATCTTCTAATTTTTGTAAATATTCTATATCATTACTGCCTGCATCCGGAATTATAACAAAATCGGGGCTTACATCTTCAATCCAATTAAAAGAATCTACAAGACCATGAACTTTTCCTTCGTGCATATACCATGATATATGATTATCAATATATTCTTCTGATTTTAGATCATAGATATAATTGATTAGAATGGCGGAACTTGTATACCCATCACAATCACAGTCAACTACAATACAAATATCATGATCTGTGTCCAAATGAGAAAGAAAACATTCTGCAGCAGCATCCATTAATTCTTCTCCGAATGTTTCTGGTTCATTAATATCATCATCAGTTAAATTCATGTAATGAGCCAAATCTTTAAAAGCAATCCCGCGATTAATAAGCACTTGTTGTTTTGCTGAATATTTATCATCAGGTTTTTGTATTAATTCATATTTCATACTATTTTTACTTCTCCATCTTCTAATTTATTACATATTGTAATAGGAATTCCCCAATAACTATAATATTTAGTATCATTAGGAGCATGACTACCTTCCCATTTTTCAAAAACAGTTCTTTGAAAAAGTTCATCTTTTTGATGAATAAATTCAGATAAAGTAATATCATTCATAACAATAAAGTTAGGATCTGGTGAATTATTTGCTTTATATTTACTAATTCCATCTTGTAATATTTTTATATCAAGTTTATAACAATTACATTTAATCATATAAATTTACTCGCCTCCTATATAACTCTAAAAATGTTTCTTTATCTTTATCAATAGGACTCATTTTATATCCTAATAAATCCCATTTATCAAATAATATACTAATTTTTGTATAATGCCCATATTTTCTATGAATTTGTTTTAAATTTTTTACTAATTTCTTAAATTCTGTATCTCCAGATTCTTGAAACTGTTTATCAAGACCTATAATTATTTCTTCAGCGCCTAGCTGAATCAGCATCCATGCCTGATAATTCAAGAATGAACTCCCGCATATTGCTACTGAGATGTCATTCTCTGCTCCAAAATATGAGCCATAAAGAATACATGATTTCTCTGATTCAAATACGAAGGCTTTCTTATATCTTCTAATATTATCTTTGCTATTGTTTATATTATATAAATTATAAGACAGCGGATGGTTATATAATTTACCATGAATATATGCTGGACGATACTTACCATATTTTTCATTTTCTTCAACCATCGTCCGCTCTCTTATACCTATTAATCTACTATTAATATCATAATGAGGAATAACAATTCCCGCATTTTTTGGATCATATCTGATATTATGACGAATTAATTCATCTTGTGTCATTCCTTCCTGTATCCAAGGATTTATAATTGGTTGCGGGAGGTGGCTTAAATAAATATCATCATATTCTTTTAATTCTATCTCTTGTGTTTCTACATTTATATCTTTTATTCTTTCGTATCTCTCCAAAATTTTCCAATCTTGGAGATTATCCATCTTAAAAGCTTCTTGTGTGCTTTGCGCAGAATATCCAAATTTCCTGGCTATATAATCAATAGCTTGGGGAAGCTCCCATCCCGCATCTTCTTCTCTATTCTTAACTCGAAGTACAAGTTCAAAGATGTCAAACAATGGTTCCTCGCAACCAGTGAAACAGCGAAAGAGCTGAGTATTTCCGTAGTAATAGAGCTTTCTAGATGCATTAGCATCATGTATATGATTATGACATATTGTTCGAGAGATAATTGTATTACCTTTTATGACAGGTTCGGCATGAAAATCTTCTAAAACAGAGAACACTTCATCTAAAGATAAAGAAGATTTTATTTCATCTTTATCATATTCATATAAGGCTATATTCTCCATGTTCTACTCCTATCAAAATTCAGACTGGTCTTGTATATGTATCTTCAAATCTTCTATATCACATAATTCATAACGCCAAGTTGTTACAAACTGCGGATCAAATCTGCAGATTCCACGATCCGCATGACACCACAGATACACATTTTTCCATCGACCTCGTCTATTTTTATATACAGATATTTTAATATTAGGCATTTCAATACCCATTTGCTGAACAAGAGGTAGCAAATTCTCTTTATCTTTTTCAGTTGCCTCTAACATAATCATTCCCGCATCAATTTTATCTGCAATAGATTTGGCTCCACGTAAGAGATTTTGATCTGGTGTTTCAGAATCTTGATAATCCATATTTAACTGAGTGCTTGACAAAATAAAAACTCCATACTGATTGCATATATCTTTTAATCTTATACTCATCATAAATAAAATATTATCTTCACGAAGGCGGACTCCCCCAGACCTACGAGTGATTTCTTCAAGTATTTTCATACTTGTATGAATATAATCCAAAAAGATATATTTTGTACCATGTTCACGAATTCCTCGTATGATATTATTTTCTATATCTTTCAATGAAAAATCAGGTAATGATTCAAAATAAATTGGACTTTGTTTTAATAATTGTGCTGCTTTCTTTACTCGTTCCTTTTCTCCAGGATAGTATTCATTAGTTAAGATATGCTCTTCATTAACTCCCGCTAAGAAAGCTAAACACATAGTTTGGATTTCACTTAAATCCTGCTCTGTTGCGATATATGTAACAGGTTCTGCTTTACCTGTACTAATCCATCTATTTTCATTCAGATCATACATCTGATAGCTTCCAATATAACATACATCTGCGGCGATGGCTCGAGATTTTCCTACACCAGTTGCCGCTGAACGTAAATAAAATTTCTTTAGTCGGGCCCCGCGCACTACTGTATTTATATACTTTCCATATAAAGGATAGCCTATTTCCGGAGATTCCTCAAAAGAATTAAGTAACTCATCAATTCCATCTCCAACCTGAGTCCCGCCTTCTAAAGAGTTATCTATACATCTCATTTTAATTTCAGTTATCTTATCATCAATAACTGTTGCTATTTCAACAAGAGAATGATTATCTACCCATTCTTCTTGTTCTTGTTTCTTTTTAGCATCAAAAATATTATCTGGATCATATAACCAAGATAAATCCATACCAACTAAATTCTGATACTCTCTAAATAAAGTCATTTTTTTCATTCGATTATAATAATAATCAAATGTAGTTATTTTTGCATTTTCTGCACATTTAAGAATATATTCAGAACCTTTATTAACTTTATAAGTAGCTAATTTTTTCGGACGAGGTTCAAGATAATCTTCAATTGCGGGAATGGTGATTTCTTTAACTCCTAATTGATGTAAATTGAATATACATTCAAATACTATTTTATGAAAATCATCACAAAAATCTTCTTCTGAAAAATAATATTTATCACTTGCTTCGAGAAGTTTTGGATTGTTATATACATTTCCAATTACATTCATTACTGAAGTTACGTCTATATATTTTGAATTTGACATTATATTACCTCATCTTCTGCAATATTAAAAAATCTTTTCTTTTCTTTTACTTTTGGTGGTGGGATTGTAATTTCTTTAGTTTTTCCAACAATACCTTTAATATCTTTATCTTTATTTAATGATTGTGTTACAAATAAATTATAATAATAATTATAAGCTTGTTGATAAACATAGGGAACTATACCAATTCCGCCATTTGATTCATCTACTGAGTGACCTTGCACATCATAAAAATAAATTAAACTTTTTAATATTCCTGATAAAGAATATTGGTTTTCTTTTTGAAATTGCTTTATTTGTCTATTTATTAATGCAAAATTTGCATTTTTTCCATATTTATTAGTTATATATTCTTTTAATTTTATTAAATCTGGATCTGTTTTAGATTCAGCCATTGGAACGAAATCTTTATTATCAGGATAACAAGATGCATGCCCATATCTACGAGCCGAAACTTTTACGGCTTGTATTTCATCTCTATTAAAACGTTGATTACATTTTGGACATATGCAATATCGAGCCATAGATATTTTTCCTTTCAAATTTTTATTTCTCTATATATATTATAACATATTTTTTATTAAATGTCAAGAGGAAGGTGTATGATACCTTCCTCTTTGAAACTTTTTTAAGATTAATTTGTTTGTATGACTTCTTTTAAATCACTTATAATCAAATCAAGAGCTTCAATCTGATCTCTTGTTAAATCCTTAACTTTCTTTCCCTTACCTAGATAACGTTCAATAATCTGGGTAATTCGAGGCTGCCAGTAATCTCTAAATTTGATGCCATCTTCGGTTTCTGCAGAAATATCTGCGGAACCTGGGATATTAGCAATAATATCACTAAATTCCTTCATAAGATCATCAAAATCAAGATTTGATGTGGTATCAACATGAACATTTTCTCTTTTATCTGTGAAAAGATCTGTTCCATCTTCCGCCATCTGTTTATCTAAAGCATCGCCAATAGCTTTAACAAGATTATCATAACTAAGATCTATATACTCTGGGGTATATTTAAAGCGGGAGCCAGCCTCATAGCGGGATGTACCTCGCATAAACATAACTACTTTTTCATTTCCGCCTTCATCTGCAACGGATCTGGTATAACCGATAATATCACACATCCTAGCGAGAACATTGTTGGCTCTCTTGTCGAGAGTAGGAACAATTTTATTATATTGTTTTCCACTTTCATCTGTGAATACCTTATCAGCCTCGTGAGAAATAACTACAAGTCCATATCCCATCTGAACAATCTGACGAAGACACTCATCAAATTCTTTCTCAACCAGACCATAGCCTTTACCATATCCAATATCCGCTATTGTATCTACTCCATTATTAGCACATATATATTTTGAACAATAGTCATATGCTATATCTGCAGTATCTACGATAATCGTCTCAAACTTAGTTTTAGCCTCATCTGTCTTAAGCTGACGAAGAGCCTGTCTAAATTCACTCCAAGAGTTGATAGGCAAAGCCATAGCACCGGGGATTGCGGAGTAGCCTTTCTCAAAAGCAAGCAGAAAATGCTTAGGAAATTTTACTGCGGTCGTGGTTTTTCCAGTTTTCCAACCTCCATAGAGGAAGACGGAATAGCCTCGCATATCTCTTGAAACCTGATGCGGCGTAACACTAAATATATCTATACTTGCCATTTTTATCTTTCTCCTTATTTTCTATTTTTCATTTCAAAAAATTCCAAAACCATTTTTCGTTTCTGACTCTCGACCATTTGCCGCCCAGTAGGTTATTGGAACATTATTTTAGAGTATTTTAAGGG